CCCTAGGTTCAATTAGTGCAAAGAATCTTTGAACCAATATCCCTCTGCAAGCCACGTTTCATAAGGGCTGCGCCGGTTTATCTGCTTACCGGGCTCATAACTTTCTCCAACACTTTTTTGATCACACCCAAAAACAAAAATCTTCGATTTTCTGCAATTTCTAATTTTCGTCCCCGCAGGCCGGGGGCCTCGGGCTTACACCGTTTGGGAGGTTCTCAGGCTGACTGTGCAGATGTTTTGCATTCCACGGAAAACCTTTGCAATGAGTGAAAAGACCAGTACCCCTACAAGGCGCCCGGCCGGCGTGGGCACCAGGGTTGATTACACTACCCCACCGCTTTGCACAAAAGAGAGACGCAAAGCCCGTCGGCGGGAGGGGGATAAGTGCTTTTTCAGACGTTTTTTTCTTCGCCATCAGAATTCACCAGCGCGTGCCCTTGCCTGGCCTTGATCTCGTTTCATCGGATCGACATTGCCTCTACACCCCAATCGCTATACTGTTTATTAATACAGTATTATTAGATTGATTCAGGGGTGAGCTATGCACGCGGAGCATTTGGTAATTTCGGGTGATCGGACCAGCGCAATTGAGCAGTGGGAATTAATTCTGCGGGACGAAGCCGCACTGCTCGAAAACCCTGGTCGTCACCACAAAACATTACTTATTCAGGCTCACACCCTGCACCGCCTTCAGTTGATCAACCGTGACGATCTTAGCGATCTCCTGGAGCAGGCCGACGGTGCTCTGGCCTATGCAGTAGAAGCACTGATTGATTGTCATAGTGGCGATCAGGCGGGTTAACACATGCATTTGCTCGTTACCCCTATGAGACGCCAAGGCATTGCGTTAACGGCCCAAGAACGGCGGCGCTATCCCGCGATCCGGGGCAATGTGATGGTGAACTCAGAAAACAACGTCGAGCTCGGTCGGAGCACCAATGTGGCTAGGGTCGACGTTGGCATGCCTCTTGATCCGGATCCGCTTCCGCGGCTGCTGGACGCAACACTGGCGGGAATGGCCGTGACCGGTTTTGTCTTAAGCGGCATTGAATACATTGATGGGTGTGCCTACGCCCAATCGTGGTGGTGTCGCCTTGCGTAGTATCAACTAATAATAGTAGGACGACGACGCCAATCGGCTGCTAACCTGATAATCCAAATCTCATTTTCGACCTATTTGGAGTTCACCATGCCAATGACCGCTTACTCTAAAACTTACGAAAAAGAGCTGGATACCAACCAACTCATTGCGCTATTTAAGAACGAAACCTTAGCCGCGTCAGTCGAAACACTAAAAAACATACCTGATGACGTCAGAAGCTTTGTTCATAGAGACGCAGTTTGCCCATCATGTGGGGTAGAGGGTGCGATTCTAGTAAGCGGCGCTAGTTCTAAAGAAGATAAGACACCTTTAAGACAAGCACATTTCCGGTTTGTTCGCGAAAACAATGGAGACGCACATCGCGAGTTTTGTGAATTTGCAAACTCAAGCGACGACACACCGCGATTAGGTGGGGATACAAAGTTTGACAAGCCTCGAACCAATGAGCAGAAGTTAATCAGGATACTCGTTTGCAAAGCCATTGAGTCGGGAATTTTCAATCAGTCAGATATGAGATCAATGCGCCAATGGTACTTTGATACAAAAACCTCAGGTAGTTATCTGCTGACGATATCTGACAAGCCTTTTATCTACCTTAACCGACTTGTACGAACAGTTAACTTTGATACGTTTGTCCACCATCCCTCTCACGCAGAGCTACCGGGGTTCGACTGGAAGCATGCAACAATCGCAAGGTTCTCCCAAGACAACTTTAAGATCCTTGAAGCGTTACGTTCGAAAAGAGTTACTTTTGCAATACCGGAAGCGGCAAAGTTAGTGGAGAAATTCCAAGGCAAAAACGTCTTCGACGTTACCGCGCTAGAACCCTACTATCAGAAAACGATTGAGCTATGCACCTTTACAACAAGGCACGTCATTCCACAATCGAAAACTAAAAAGTACGCACCAGCGTCAACCGAATTACTTGCATTCTGCTCCCTTCTACTTAGCATCTCTGATTGGAGCATAAATTCAGCCATCGACAAGCTAGTAAAGATTACAAAGGCTCCCGCCCCAAACGATTTACTGCTTGGAAATATGATCGGATTAAATCCTTTCCATGACTACAGCGCGTGGAGATTAATAAAGCTCGTTAAGGAACTAGAAAAAGATTTTGATTTCGAGAAAAGCGTAGAAGAGAAAATATCTGAAACAGAAGCTCTGTTGAAAGCAGAACATTTAGAATGGAGAAGGCTCAATAATTTACCTGAGCTAGAGGTAAAGCTTACGCCAAAGAGCCTACCAAACATCGTCACACCATGGCCTGACGATGCGGATATTCCATTTTAAGCACTTTACAATGTTATGGCTTTCAACTTTATAGAAAGCTGTACAGCAGACGCTGATTTAGCGACGAACGCTGCTGCGTCAACGGGCGCCGGCGCTGGCCCTGGCTGGTGGGTATGCGCAGCCAACTGCGTGTTCATCTGTTGCACCAGGTCAAGCAGATCACACAGCACCTGCAGCACGTTCACCCCTTCGGACCCCAGCCAAGTCTTGGGCGCCTGAAGACGCTGACTGACCCCGGCCACGCTCTTGCGCAAGCCCTGGATCTTCTCCTGCATGTCGCCACCCACCGTGGCGTTGTGCTTCTGCCCCACCACCAGGTTGAGATCACGGCCAGTGGCCTGGTGCAAATCGTCCACGGCCGCCAGGCTCGCGGATCCACCCGACAGCAACTTGAGCGCACCCAGCGCCTCGATCTTTTTGATGCCACCCACTGACTCGGTCGAATGGTCGTCCACTGTCCTAGTGTGATTCTGGAAGCTCTCGGTGTTGTCCAATGCTTCGACTTCGCGTTCGATCGCCTTGTCCTGGATCTTGCCGTCAGTCTGGCGCAACCAATTGCCATCGGCGTCGACGCGCTGCTGGCAGGCCTCGCTGTGCTGCCACACCTGGTCACCCTTCGGCACCCGGGGAAGGCTCAGGCCGTGCGGCAGGATCTGCGTGATGAAGGGCTTGCTCGGCAGGCCATAGGCGAAGCTAACCACCACCGTGGTGCCCTCCTCCGGAAAGCCGTACATTCCAGCTTCTTGTCCGCCCATCGGCGCCGGCAATGGCAGGCTGGTCAGGATCGGCAGATCCGGATCCGGCTCACCATCCGGCAGCAAGACTTCGACATCGACGCCGTAGCGCGGCCTGAAGTCGTCGCACAGCCCGGGTGCCGCCGGCGCATCCGGTACCGCGACCACGCGGCCGAAGCGCGGCAGGTGATAACCGCCACTGAGTTCAGGGAATTGGCGCGCTACGCTGCGCCGGATTGCGTCGTCCATTTGATCGCCATTTGATTGCCGGCAAGGGTCACACTGGTGATCCGCTCGCCCTGATTGATAGTTGCACCTGGTCGAAGCCCTGGAAGGGGCGCGATCATGGCGCTCTGATTGCCCTGGTAACCGTCGAACAGTTCGACGGGCAGCTGCAGCGCAGGACGGGAGCCGAAAAAGCTGTCGACCCAACTGCCCACGAACACCTCGCCGTCGCCCTGCTGCTGCCAGATAAAGTCGGGGATGCTGAACACACTGGACAGACTGTCCATGGCCAGATAGCCCGCCGCCAAACTATAGAAAAACGGTGCCTTGACCTTGGCATAGGCCTTGTCCGGAACCCTGAATCCCAACCCGGTCTTGTCGCTGATCTCAGCCAGCACCGCCTGCAGGTCGACGTGCCGCAGGTTCAGCGGCAAGGGGTTGGCCAGGATCGAGGCCAGCTCACGGCAGGCCACCAACTGCTGGGTGCTGTTGGCAGCGGTCGAGCGCTCGACATAGCCAAGGAAGTGGCGCTGCAACGTGCGTTCGTTGTAACCGATATCCAGCGTCACCAGCCCTTTCAGCGATTCGCCCGCCTGCACCGTGAACGTGGCCCGACCAGGGCTTTTGATGTCCAGGCGCACTTCGTCTTTGATCAGCGGGTAGACCTGGCCGGCGATCGTCAAAACCTTATGCAGCTTCATGTTTTCGGCGCCAGGTAGTCGTCCAGCTTTTTGAGGGTCTTTTCAAAGCCGCTCAACTCCTGACCGCTGCCGGATTCGCCGGCGGCACCTGATCCACCCACCGCTTGGCCCGGGGCAGACTGCGAGCTGACGCCATTCGCCGCCCGCCGCTGCTCGACCTTCTCGGGGTTTGAGGCCTTTTCCGACAGGGTAAACTGGACCAGCCAAGCGGCCAGGGTGTCGTCCTCCCGGGCGCTGACACCGTCCGAAAACTGCACCTCGCGGATGCCGAACGCAGCGGCGGTGTCGTTGACGATTCGATACATTTTGAGCTGGCCACCGCCGGCCGTGGCTTCCGCCAAGCACATGATCGTGCGCAGCTGCGTCCCGTCGACAAAAGGGATCATCAGCGACACCGCCAAGGTTTTGGGCTTGAAGCCCTTATGGGCGGTCTGGGTGTTGCTGGTCTGCCCCGACAGGTCGTCGCTCTCAATCCGCAGATTGGCGGTGATCTTCATCTTCTTGCCCAGAACTTGTTCGCCATCGAGTAAAAGCGTCATAGGCCGACCAGCTCCCGAACAAAACTCAACCCTTCCAGCGATCCGACCAGCAACACGCCAGCGGACAGCACCCATTCGTGACCTGGTGCTTCACCCTCGAGCAGCGATCGGCGCAGCTCGTTGACGTCACCGGGGCCGATCAGTCGGGCGCGCATACTGGTGTCGGCGGAACCGCCGGCCAGCAACGCCTTGAGGTCATTCAACTGCTGATCACGGCCCTCCTGCTGGGCCGCTTTGCGCGTTGCCAACGCGACGAGATCGCTCATCGGTGAGCTGTCGGCCGCATAGCTCTCCAGCACCGCCAGTTGGCCAGCCATGGATTGCTTCGCGGCCTTGACCACCGTGCAGCGTTCGAGCGGCAGCGATTGCCACCGAGGCAGCGGGCCGGAACTGGGAATCTCCCACTTCTCCGTTTCCAGCGTCGATAGGTGCCCGGCACGACGCTCTGTGCGCACCAGGTCAGGAATCGGCAGCAAGGCGTTGAAGCGCGACAGGGTGCTGGCCAACTGGTCGTAGTTAGTGCCCAGGAACAACACTGACAGCGCGTACTGCGGCCCGGTCGGGCGGCCGGTGTCGGTGCCGTCGACCAATTTGCTCGCCAGCTGCTGCAGCAGATTCGGTGCCGACAGGAAACGTTGGTTGCCGCGTCCCTGGCCAATGCCGCTTTGAAACGGCGTCACCACCAGGCACGCTGGCGCCTCGCCCATCTGTTCGGCCATCGCCGCACGGCCGGCGGCGATCGCGTCTTTGGCGGCATTACCCACGGGCCCCGGGTTGGTGTTGGCCAAGCCGTCGAGGCCGGTCAGGCGCAACGCGGTGCTGGCCAACTCGCCGCTGGCCAGATCCTTGGCGGCTGACAGCTCGCCCATCCATTGCGTGGCCTGTTCTGGCCAGCGCATCGTCACCGGCGCCCAGTTCATGCCGGCGCCGTCCAGGTGATGGCTTTCATGGCCT